GCCCTGGTCATTTAACGACCCCCTTATCCGAAGACTACTACACGTATTTGGTTTGTTGTAGGTGCTGTTGAGAAGGCAACTGTAACAGTATTTGTAGTAGAGTGCGTAACGTCTGCAAAATACTCAACGTTAGTTGAATTGTCGTATAAGGTAACCTGAACATCCTTGGTAGCCAAGTTGTGGGTTACTGTGTAAGAGAGCGATGCGCCATCACCGATTGAGGTAGCGTATTTGCGTACTACTACGTCGGTGTTGATAGCTACCTGGTTAGTGGTTGCTGCTCCAGCAGCACCCTGGCCAGAGATGGTGATACCAAGACCTGGAGTTACTGCCAAACCGCCGGTTGTTGTAGCCAAACCAGAGGTGCTGTTGAGCAAGATCAAGGCACCAAATGAGTTGGTTGTCAAACCACCGGAGGTAGTTGGGTTAAGAGCAAGACCTGAAGAGGTAGTCGTCAAACCTGATGCTGAAGGCAAGAGGATAGATGCTCCGCCAGAAGCTGCTGCCAAACCGCCAGTTGAGGTTGGGTTGAATGAGAAGGTGTTTCCAGTAAGGGCAAGTCCGTTACCGGCTAGGTAAGTTCCAGCACCAGAGAACTGGGTAAAGGTGATCGCATCGGTGCCGATCTTAATTCCATCATGTGGAGTAGATGAAGATCCAAGGTTAGACTGTACCCAACCTGTGTTAGCCTGTCCACCCGAACCAACAAAGGTGAAGTCTCCAGCAACTACTTGACCAGCAACGTGGTTATCGTAGTCGGTTGCACGAGTCAAGACGGTTGCAACACCGGAAGTTCCAGCAGTTGTTACTAAGTAGATACCGTTTGCCTTGCTAGATGTTCCTGCGTCTGCAGTAATACCGTTCTTAACAAGAATACGGTCGCCAGATGCAAGTGTGTAAGAATCAACAACTGTTGTTCCTGTTGAAGAGAAGGTAATTGTTGCGCCTACGCCAGTACCGCCATCAGCACCTGATGTACCAGCAGAATATGTAGCTGCAAGAGTTGTTGTGGTTGCTACAGATACAGAACCGTGTACGTTAAGTGAGCTTGCAGTTGCGTCAACGTATGCTTTGTTAGCTGCATCAGTTCCTGCAGTTGGTGTGGCAAGGTTTGTGATCTTATGGTTGTTTAGAGAAACATCTGCTGCTGGAGCGCCAAAAGTATCAAGTGTAAAGTTAGAAGGAGTAAATGCGTGAACGTGATCTTCACGAGCAGGAGCAGTACCAGTACCTACTGCAGCAGAAGCTGCTGTAATTGTAGACGGTGTTACAGATGTAAGTGAAGGCGTACCGTGGGTGTGGTCTGAGTGGGCTACGGTTGTAGCTGAACCATTTGAAGATCCAAGTCCATAAGATGTAGCAGCTGTTACCGCACCAAAACCAGGACCTGCGTGGGTATGATCTGCACGAGCAAAGTTAGTTGAGGTACCGTCAGCGCCAGTACCTGAAATTGTTAAAGCTGTTGATTGGCCTGAACCAAAGTTATCAACCTGCTGCCAAGCAGATCCATTTGAGTAGTAGATAAGGAAGTTATCTGTAGCATAGAAGAATGTTCCGGCAGCAACAGCGTTGGCTAAAGGACGTGAGGCAAGTGCGCCGGCGCTAATTCCGCCAGCTAGGGCCCAAGCGGTGCCGTTGTAGATGTACAGGCCATTAAGGGCTGTGTCATAGTAGATCTGACCTACGACAGGAGACGATGGCGCCGTCGCAAGATTTTGAATACGAGCATTCTGAAGCTCTAACTTATTCAGGTTAATAGGTGTTAAAAAGCTACGTGCCATTTATAGTTTCTCCTTATGAGAGGTAAGCGTGTCCACTAAAAGCTGAAGTAAATGTTAGCACAAGACTATTGGCGTTTAGGTAGCTAACTTCACCTTCTACGTGACTACCCCCAGAGTCTACAACAGTTATGTTCGGATAAAAGTTTAAATTGTGGGTGATTGTCCAGATAGTTGAGGGGTTGTTCTGTGTATAGGAATAGGCTACAGCCTGTACTGGGTTCTCTAAGTTAGTTAGAGTAATTGGTGGGTTCTCTGTAATGGATATAGCGGCATCACAGTTCCCGCATGTACAGGTGTCCGAATTGCTACATTGGTAGATTACCGTAGGAAACGGCGCTAAGTTGTTTGGGGTCCATACTGTAGGGCTCATACAACACCGTATCCGGAAGAGTTAGTCACTGATGGGAAGGTATATACCTTTCCTCCAAAGTAGGTCTTTACTTTACCTGTTTGATCGGTTAGGCGTAAATCATAGTAAGCAGTCTTTGGAAGGGTCTCTGTAACGCTTCCTGGAAGACTTAGGGTCAAAATACTAGGGTAGGACTGGCCTTGGGCATTTACCTTACCTACTGTAAAGGAGCCAAGAACAACCGGCCCAACCTGAGAGAATTCGCTGTTCTGGTAAAGAACAATTTCAGATTTAGCCGTGTAGTTAGTAAGATCAAAGTTGAACCCGAAGTCTTGTACAAAATCGTCTCCGGAGTACATTTCGAGATCCTGTACCAGGATAGGCTCTGGTGGGGTCTGATCTCCATAGGTAGGGGTTGGAAGCATAACCCTTTGTGGAAGAGACCAGTCATCAATTTCTTGTGGCTTGTAGATAGGTACATAACGGTTTGTAAGACGGCTGATGCGACGTAGGCTTGCAACCTCAATACGGTAAAGTCCAATACCTAGCATTGAGCATAGCTCACGGTACTGTTGCTGGCGTGTAGTCATCATGCTCATGAGCTGGCTATAGCGCTCAGAACGTGGGATGGTCACCCCATCTGGGGACATGATATTGATATCAAAAGCAGAATCATTAGCCAAAGTGTATAGAGCTAGGGTAGTAGCTAAAATAACTACCGGATATTCTTCTACCGCAGGTAGAAAAACAAGCTGGGTAATATTACTTCCTAAGCTAGTTGTTTCACCCCGGGTATGCTGAGAGAAAGCCGTATTAACATAGTAGGCAATTTCAGAGTCAGTAAAATAACGATAGGCCTGACCAGCAACAGTGATGATTGCGTTGTTTGCTGGGGCTGTAGGAAGGGTTAATACACCGGTTCCTTCTTCAACGATGGCGGTTGAGGATACGTCGGTTGAGCCAACTTTAACAACAAGGGTAGAACCTTGAATAGGCGCTTGTGAAAGTTGATAGCGCACAGTAACACCGTCACCAGTGTAGGTATCCACAAAGGTTCGTGCTGTGTCGCCAAGTTCTGCCCGTAGTCGGTCAGAGAGTGCTTGTAATGTTGCCACAAATCCTCCATCAGATAGTGTGCTAATCATCTAACAAATCTTGAGATTAGTCAGGTTAAAAAAGGCCCCCATAGACAGGAGGGCGGGTGTCTATGAGGGCGGCCTAGGGGTGCGACTTAGAGGCGGTCGTACAAATAACCTTTTTCTTGTAAGTGAGTCGCTACATGCTTTGGAACTTTGTACTTTTTACCTACTTGGAATGAATAATTGTTTCCAGCGCCAATAGTAACCATGTCTAGGTTCTCTGCTACTCGAATGACAACCTGGTCGTCTGCAAGGCTTACGCCAACGCTCTCAACCTCGTCAATTACTGTTGGGTTTTCTGGGTTCTGTGTAAGGTCAACAACTTCAGTCTCATCTTTATGAGCACGTGCCTGTGTTGCCATTGAGATTTCATTAGCACGTTCTGCCAATGCCTCTGCGTTAGCTGCTAGTAGAGCCTCACGCTGACGTCCTGTAACGTCTGTAACTTTTGCTTTTGCCACGATGTATATTCTCCTGTTAGATTAGTTGGGGTGGGGGCCGGTTTCCCGGCCCCCTATTAAATTAGTTGGTTTCTGCGATAACTACAGACTGATCGGTGATAAGACCGAGACCGTAGATAGCATACCATGCAAGAGCGTGCTCACGACCGAAGTCAAGAATACCGCCGTCACGAAGCTCAACTGGAAGTGAGATAGCGTGACCGAATGCATTGTCTCCAATGAAGATAGCTGAGTAGCGATCGTTTGAACCGTTACCTGTAGCTGTTACTGGAGTTGTGTAACCTCCACCTGTTGGGTAAGAGATTGATCCTGGAGCCACTGCTGTATCTGTGGTGTAGTTTGTACCAGCACCGTTTGTGACCTTTGAGATCTGAGTTGTCTCGATGAAGACTGTGTCATAGAGGCGACCAATTTCACCAAGCATGAAGTTACCTGGAGCAGCG